ACCAATAACTTGCATCTTAAAACTTTTATCTGCATCTCTTGAGACAGCCAAGTTTGCATTGTCATAAACTCCGACTTTTGGGGCGGGAACTCTGTTTGCTACAAGAATTTCATCTCTGTTTGATTTACGATATTTATCAAACGATGCATCTTGAACTCCAGCTTCAAGTTTTTCAAACTTAATGTCAGTGTCTGAACCCAAACTCGCAGGAAGCGGAATAACCAGCGTTCCGTGATTACGACCTTTAACTTCATTTCTAAAATAATTAATTAATTCCTGTTTTGACTTATTACTAAGTTTTGCACCTTTAAGAATGATTGCATAACGAGGAATTGCTTTATTTTCAAAATAGTCAATGTTGTATTCTTTTGCAAACTTATCTCCAACAATTGCGGCAGCGGCAGAAACTGCCGATGGGATTCCGTAATATGTATTATTTGGTGAATAAATTTTAAAATGAATTAACTCGTTAGGCTTTGGATCATTATTAATTGGGTCTGGTGTTTCTTTATCTTGAAATTGTCTAAAGAACACCGCTTGAATTTTATTTGTTTTTGCAATCTGCACATAGCCGTCACGCTTTCTGCGAACACGCACGAGTGTTGCAGGGACATGTCCAATGTAACCAATTTTGCCAGCATTGTTTCTACCAATTTCAAGGTACCCATTACCCACAGTTAAAACATCTTGCCAGACACGAACCATTGTTTCAATCAATGTTTCTTCAATGTTTAAAGCTTCAAATGTTTCATCAAGATCTTCTTTTAGATCTTGATACTGCTGGCGAAGTCTTGTGAGTTTTTCTTCTTCGGCGTGCGCTTTTTCAATTCTTCTTTTAGCTTTCAATGTCTCTTGGAACTCATAGCCAAGACCAACTGTGTTCATAACTCTTGCATTAATAGCTGCATAATGAATCGCACTTTGATCATACAAGCCAGCCAATGTATCCAGATCATACGGGGGGTTTACAATATCGTAAAGCGAATAGCCGCTAACTCTTTCAGGGTCAATGTATTTAGACTGAGTTCCGTCTTCGCCTTCATGCTTCTTTTGTAAACGCAAAGCCTTACGCTTCATTTTTGAAGAAAGGCTATCAATCTTTACTAAATCAAATGGGTCAAATGTTTCAACTTTACTTGTAAATCCCATGTATGAGATGTCATCAATTTCCTGGTCAAGAATAATTGTTTCTTCAACCAACTCTGTTTTATTTTCCATTAGATCTCCTGTTTGAGAAGTGATCATCATACATATCTTCAAATGGATCAGCTATCAACCCATCATTCAATCTTTCAACTTGATCATCTTTTTCCGATGCTGAAATTTTTCTCGCACCAGCAACCCACTTAACCAAACCATCTTCATCACCACTCCAGTAGCGACCAGCTTCTAAAACTCTTCTTTCAACATCTAGGTCATACATAAGACCTTCAGCGCACAGCACACCGCCATCACCATCAGAAAGGGCTTCATCTTTTGATGTAAAGTAAACACACACACCGTGTGCTCGTTCTGGAATCCACATGTTTTTGCTTTTAATCATATTTGACGACATATGGTAAATTATACACCACTTTTGTTAAAAAATGACACACAGATGTTCAGATATCAACGAATTGGGCATGCACCCGTAGCACAGTCGTCTAGTTCAATTGATAAATCACTTGACACTTGCTGGAGAGGTATGGAGAGGTTGAGCTTTGACAATGTTTTCTCATATTCTTCCTTCGTAATCTCTTCGTAAGGAGGAAGGGGGAAGTTGTGATCAACATGCAGAAGGAACGAAACAGACTTTACGCTCTTATCGTAGTTCTTAGACAACCATTCCTGAATAGATGAGAGCTCCTCTTTGCGATAATAAACGGTTACTGAAACTGCATTGTCAGCCCACTCAGCCTGCATTCTCTTAACCCATTCCAATTGCTCAAGCGCTGTCATGTTTGCAGCCAAAACCGCTCCCTCTGGAGACTTGCATGGAAACTCAACAACATATCGGCTATGGTCTTCTCTGCCATCAAGCCCCATATCCCATGTGACTTTATAACCACGCTTTCTACATGCATCAACCAACGGATCAACCGAACTAAACCTAACTCTTCTAATGTAGTACTGAGCGAAGGCGGGGTGAATGCCAGGAGTTACCCCAGGAAGAAGAGATAGCGTTCCCGAAGGTTGAACAGTTGTAAGCCTGACGGATGGATTCCACCCACGATCTCCGCTGTAGCTCTTGTCGTACTCTTTCAAATACTCATAAGCTGTTTTCAACCAGCCAACCTGTGTTTCTGTACACTGAAGAATCCCAGTAACGGATTGCCCAAGTCTTGAGTTTTTATGAACAATTGTATTTGTTTTCTCATATGGGTATGAAAGTTTTGTAATTTGTTTTTGGACCATATACAGGAGTCTTGAAATTTCTAACAACTCTGCTAGTGATTCAATGTTTGGCAAAAAGATTGTTGCAAGATTGCAGGACTCACCATCTGCAAGCGCAATCTCTGCGCATGGGTTAAACCCCTCAATGCTTGGATCTGGTGATTTTTCACCGAGTCTTCCATGCGTTCTTGCTAGTTTTCTGTTTAACAGACCGTAAGGCTCACCAGTCCCATCGTACCCCTTCCAAAATTCAGGAACAATTTCATCATACGAATCTGCATAAACACTGTTGTTAGAATTAGCCCTCCACGCTGGGATATTACCGCTGCCCCAGTTTTTTGCTCTAATAAACAACATATCATCAGGATCACCAATTGCAATCTGTGCAGAGCGGCGTGATGAGCCAGAAACAACAATACGACCAATGATGTTGCAAATATCAAGGACATCTATTGAACGAAGTTTTTTGCCAATGCGCTGGTCTAGTACTTTACAGATATCAGCAATACCATCCACGAGAGCGCCAGACCCAGAGGCTGTGCCACCAAAAGTTTTGAGTGGTGCTCCAAACTCACGAATTAGCAAAGTTGAGTATGTAAAAGATTTACCAGTTACAAAATAAGACTCCAGTGTTTTGTGAAGCAATTCTCTCCAGCCCTGCCTTGAGTCTGGGACAATAAAATCTGCGTCATTTGTTTTTTCTGCGGTAATAAAATTTACCTTCTTAACTTTTGGAAGATCATGAATCTTTGATCTTTCAACAGAAAAACCAACTCCACCGCCAAGCATTAGATAATCAAACAAAAGTTCAAAATCTTCAATCTTTTCAATGTTTGTAAAAAAACAATTATTAAGAGAAGTTCCCGAAAACTTTTTTACAAGAGGAGTGCCGAGCTGCCAGAGGGCTCTGCCTGAGACTGAGCACTTGAGGTTGAACATATGGTCAAACAAAGTTTCTGCTTCATCTTTGGTGAATGGCACTCCAATCTCAATAGCACCATCAATAATTCTTTTAATTGTCTCAACCCAGGTTTCACTTCTGTCGGTTCCGTCAATTTTACGACTATATGTTCTTAAATAGACAACCTCTCCAAGACCACCAAAACCCCAAGGTGCGACTCTTGAATTGTAGCTATTAATAAAATCTGTTGTAAAAATTGACATGACATACCTCCAAAAGTAAGAACAACCATCTTACCCTGCGGGTAGAATCGGTGCAACCAAAAATACCTAGGTCTAAGAGAAATTATTTTCGTAGAAAACTATTCTTTCAAGAATTTTATCTGCAATGCTTGACCAAGAATGTTCATTGTGCAGTATGCGTGCAGATTGAATTGTATATTTCTTAAACTCATCATATTCAGAAACAACATGAGTCATAAGATCCATCAACTGCTCCATATCTGGGTACGCCCATAGCCCTGTGTCTTCACCATATTGATGATTGTTCCAATCAGCATTTTTCATAGTGCAAGACAACGGTATTGAATATTTTGCAAAATCACTGCACCCAGTTGCGTCTGTGACAATTGTCGGCATACCAGTGCAAATTGCTTCAAAAGGTATCATTCCAAAACCTTCACCACTTGTTGGGTAAACAAGGCAATGGCATTTGTGATAAAGCTTAACTAAATCTTCTGTAGACAAATTTTCTGGGATACCAAATATTTGAGGGTGATTATGCGCTGGCACTAATTCCCCATTAATATAGCATTCAGCATAACAAAATTTGTTATACTTTAAAACCAGTTGAAACTCTTCATTACCATCATATAAATCAAGAAATGCATCAACTACCATTTGCGCATTTTTTCTTTTTGAGTCTCCGCCTACATGGAGGAAGTTGAATTTCCCAATAAGCTCTCTATCAATTATTTCAAATTCACTTGAGATACCATGCGGTATTACAAATATGTTTGTATGAATATTGTTTTTAATATAAACATCTTTTACAAAATTTGATGTAGCCCATATCTCATCCATTTTTTGCATGTTATGTATCCAGCCAATTGGAACCTTTGTTGACTCCCAGGGTGTATACCCTATTTTATATTGGTTTTGAAGCTGGTAGTAGTGAGGTTGGCAGAAGTTAATGTGGTATGGAATTTCATTTCTATTGTAGAACACCGCTACATCTTTTTCCATTAAAGCATTAATCGTATTTACTGCGGCATTACTATACCCTTGGCTATACCAAGACATACCACTTATATCAACACTACCAGGGCTAAACCAGCTGATTTTTTTCATAAAATGTTATTTGCTTTTTTTTCTTTCTTTTTTAGGGTTTGTATTGCCATCAAAGTTCAAATATTTTACACCATTTTCTATAAACTTGTCAGCCTGTTCTTTAGAAATTTCACAAGTAATTGGCATGTGACTAAACATGCACTTGGAGGCTGCTAACCAAAACCCATTTATGTGAACAACAGAAATATAATCAGAATCAATTATCGCAGCACCGCTGTAATCGTCAGACTCCACGATGCCAATGATTTTCATGGTGTAAGTATATCATTCATTCTATTATCTCCACCTGTATACTAAGCGTACCAGTATACCTATTGTATATAAGTTTAATAAGTATATAAGACTACTGGCATGCTAGGCATGCGAAGCATATCAGCTAAATTGAGGAAAATCAATATGTTCTAAATAATTCTGGAATAAGCAGATTTTTTTTCAAAAATGTGAGAAAATGTACGCATGATGATCGCTGGATTTTTTATTTATGTTACATACATGGTTCTTAATGCTTTCTGCATTAAATTAGCTATTGACTGGGGTTTTAATCATAACATTGGTTGGGGTTCAGCATTACTGTTTTCATTAATATCAAGCATGTTTGTTGTACTCCATAAGTACAGGAACACAAGTAACAATGTTTCAAATAAATGAAATTGATTTCTCCTTTTTAAAACAAAAGAAAGTTTTAATATTAAGCGACACGGGTTTCCCATATCCATACATTACACAAGTAATTCCACACCTATCTGACTCCCAGATTTATATATATATATGCCCAGCTACTACTTCTAGATTTGTTCAACTATGGGTAAAAATGCATTTAAATAAAAAAGTTAATATTATTAAAGACAAACATTACAAAATGTTTTTTACAGAAAAAATAAATGATTACGAAATTATATTGTTTTTTGGAA